CTTATCGACTTGAGCTTTAGATGTTGGGTCCATATTCTCAATAACGCTGACAGTCTGCTTTGCTTTTATGTCGCCGCCAAGCATGTTAATGGCTTTCGCTGCGTTCTTGTTTTTGACAAGATTACCAGACTCATCAAGCATTTGAGTAACTAGGTCAATATTTGGGTTGCCGCTGCGAATCTGGTCTGCAACTAACTTTCTAGCCGCCTTATCGCTCACAGCAATCTTCCTAGCATGTTTTAACGCCAAGCCGCCTGGTATAACTTCCATCAAAGCCGTCGGAAGCGAAGCAACAACTGTTCCTGCAAGTGGTCCATATTTATCTGCTGTTTTATCAGCTAAGTTATCAACACCTAGAGGCTCTAAAACATTCTCACTGATGGCACCACCTACCGCGCCGATTGTTTTACCAAGGTTTTGCTGTTGTTGTTGTCCCGCGTCTGTTTGCGGTTTATACGTTAAGGTATCGCGTACACCTTCAACGGCTCTAGCTCCTGCCCCTTCATCTGCCCAAGGGTTAAGTGACTGAGCAACGCCTGCAACCCCAGCAATTGGCTCCGCTATTGCGCCAGTCGCCAGTGATGCAATATTCTCCGCTGACCCAAGGATATTGGCTGGGGTTTGTTTTAACCCGCCCATAAACTGCTGACCGAATGATTGTTCTGTGGCGACCTGTTGCCCTTGTTGCTGCTTCTTAACAGCAATCATCGCGTCAATATCGGCCATTCTTTTACGTCTTGCAATCTCTGCGTCAATTTCTTGATTGGTAGCCATTACTGACCACCTCTCGACCTTAACGCTTCAAGCTGTTCAATTGTCATGTCCTCAAGCCTTTGTCCGCCATCACCTGAGCTATTGGTAAATGTAAAGCTGCTTAAATTCCCACTTTTGCTAGCCTCAATCAATTGATCTAACTCTTGAGTTTGAGACTGGTTATCTTTAATAAAGTCAGCTAGCAACTGAACGTTGACAGACTCGTCGCGCCCAAGGCCAAACATGGCTTGCTTCATACCTTGAACATCTGCGTCAGTAGGCCTAGTTTCACCAGATGCTTTTAGCTGCTGCCTAGCTGCAACTTCTGCAAATGCGTTAAATTCTTCATCAAATTGACCTTGAGATGTAAACACGCCAGGTACAAAAGAAGCCGCCTTTCTACCAGCACCTGAGCTAACTTCTCCGTTTTCAAGAGCGAGCTTAAATTTAGTAGCTTTTTTGATGGCTGAATTTCTACCTGTTGCAGTGCTGGACAAAGCCCCTAACCTTTGAATGTTACCTCTCTGAATATCGGTTTGCTGCGTAGTCAGTAAATTCTCTTTTGCTTGCTCTCTTTTAATTGTTTGAGTTAATCTGGCTAATTCTTTTTTGCGCTCAAATGACTGTTTACTTGAAGCCTTGATTGCATCTCTTGCTGCATCGCCTTCAAGTATTTCACCAGATGAAGATATAACTTGCCTACCACCACCTTTCCTAACTTGAATTATGGTTCCGTCTTCAAGTATCTTAGATGATTGCACTGTATTAGTTTTACCGCCGCCCTTAATTCCAGCCATGATCGCTAGAGCATTTTCAACATTAGCCTTGGCGGCTTCGGGGCCTTCAGTTGCAAGTATGTTGCGTAGATTCTCTGAATGCTTGCTAGTTTTGCCGCTCCAATTTGGCGTGTTTTGAATCCTATTATTCAGCAGAGTCATTGCTGACGCTCCACTTGGATCAGTCGCAATGTGATACAAAAATGAATGAGCATCGTCAATAAGAGCGTTAGCACCCCCATCATCAGTGCTGAAAGTTTGCTTCAACTTCATGGCTGCTTCTGGATTCTTTACCATCAATTCTTTGTATGCTTCTGATTGTTCGCCAAGTTGCGCGGCAAGACCTCGAAGCCGCTTTTCGTCGGCCTCAGCTCGTCTATCTTTCATCGCTTGGCCAGCTTGCTGACCTTGCATAAAACTCATTGCTGGATTAAATGACATTATTACTGCCCTCCTTTGTACATACCATAAGCACCGGCCAAGTTGCCAATGAGTTGCTGATTGTTAGCGCCTTGCTGCAGTGCCGCATTGGATTGAGCTGTACCCGCGCCAAGTGCGATATTTGAAAGCTGAGAACCTTGACCAGTTGAGATATTAGCCAACATAGCGCCAAGTTGCTGTTGCTGTGCCGCAGTCATTTGGCCGTAACCTTGTAGTAATCCAGCCATGTTATTTGCACCTGACCCGATTATATCACCTAAGCCAGCACCTTGCTGATTAGCTAAGTTAGCTAGTGCCGATGTGCTTGATGAGATATTACCAGCGATATCACGTCCAGCCTGTGTTCTACCCTGTGCAACATTTCCAGCCGTACCGCTTATCAAGTTAGCTTGTGACAATCCGCCCTGCTGTTGATATCCAGCTCCTTGGGCCGCCATGTTAGCCGCTAAGGCTCCGCCTTGACCGTAAAGGTTAGCCGCTTGACCCGCCATGTTCTGAGCTATCCCAGCACCTTGACCCGCCAATGCTGCTTGCTGGCCGCCTAGTTGTTGCATAGACTGACCAGCTTGACCGGCAAGATTAGCTTGGTTAGCAGCTGTTTGCTGTGCCGCATTGCCAGCTTGACCGTAAAGATTGGCTTGAGCTTGCCCAGCCTGTTGTGCTGATTGCCCTGCCTGACCTAGTATATTAGCTTGGGCTTGAGCACCTTGCTGCGCTGCATTCCCAGCTTGACCGTAAAGATTGGCTTGTTGTCCTGCCAATTGTTGTTGTAGCGACGCGCCTTGACCCATCAATGAAGCTTGAGCTTGAGCCGCACCTAGCCTGTTATTGGCACTTGCAATGCTGGCTTGGGTTGACATCTGAGCATTTTGACCAGCCAATTGACCCTCTTGCTGCCCAGCTTGACTCAAGAATTGTCCAGATTGCCCAGCGGCTTGTAAGCCCTGATTAGATAACGCGCCTAAGTTTTGTATTTGTTGCTGTACTTGTTGGTTAGCCTGAGCTTGTCCAAGTTGTTGTAGTTCAGTTTGGAATTGACCCGAACCCAGCCCGCCACTCGCTGCAGCTTGGTTGGCTAAGGCTTCTTGACCTCTTTTGTTTAAGAGGTCTTGCATGGGGTTATTAATCAATGCTCGGTCAAACGCTTCCTGACCCTGAGCACCACTTAAAGCACCTTGTAAGTTTTGAGCACGTAAACCCTCACCAGTGAATTGGTTAACGCCTTGTGATGCTTGGTTGAACATGTCGCGCCCTGTCAAAGTGTTCGCTTGAGCTGCAGACGCACCATAATTGCCGCCAAGCATACCCACGCCTGCGCCAATCATGCTTTGAGCTTGCTGGCCACCTTGACCCAATACATTTTGACCTTGACCATACTGACCTTGAGCCTGCTGTGCGCCTTGTCCTATTGTACCGAAACCCTGACTGTATCTATTCTGTGCAGTATTTGCACCCTGGCCGATAGCATCCTGCCCTTGGTTAAACATGCCTTGAGCTTGCTGCCCACCTTGTCCGAGCATACTCATACCCTGACCAAACATGTTTTGAGCACCCTGGCCAGCTTGATTAAGAAATTGTTGTCCCTGACCAAGTTGACCTTGAGCTTGTTGATATCCCCCCGCGAGAGCTTGACGCCCTAAGTCAAACTGACCTTGGCCGATTTGATTGCCAGATTGCAATGACTGTAAAGCCGCATTTGTACCGGCTTGTTGAGCACCCATTGAACCTTGTAACCCAGCCTGCAAAGCTGCCTCACTACCAGCTAAACCATATTGCTGTTGAGGTGCGCTAAGTTGGCTATTGTGGTCTTGTGGTGCCATAGGCTGCTGTTGTTGAGCCTGCCCGTTAGACCGGTTTATAGTCGTCTGTATCTGCTCTGGACTCATGCCCTGCTGTTGTAGACTTTCGATAGCGGCTCTGTCCGTAGACATATCGTACCCGCCGCCTAACTGTTGTATGGCCTGCTGTGCACCATATGACATTTGCTCTGGTTGGCGCATCATGTTTTGGATTGGCGGCGGCGATTTAAATCCACCAAGAGTAGGCCGCATCATGTTGGCGTCGTTGCTCATGCCAGCTTGCATAGGTTGCTGCATCATCGACTGGCGACCCATAAAGCCTCTGCTGTTTCTAATTGGTAACGCCATTATCTATACCTCATTAAATTTTTTCTACCGAAACCGCCGCCAAGCATATTAGCCTGATTGTTTTGAGGGCCATAAATAGTTCCGACTGGTGGAGTATTAACCGCCCAAGGTGAAGGTGGATTTTGAGCTGTGGCGTTTTGTATTTCTTCGTCCGTCATGCCGTAATTAGGATTAAACGGGTCGGGAGCCTCAAATTGTTGATTTTGCATAAAGCTGAAATCCGGCTGTTGTAACTGTGTTGGCTGGAATTGATTATAATCAACCTGTCCACCTAAGATAGCGTTTTGAAACTGAGGCATACCCGCTGCAATCTGTCGCTGTGCTGCAACATTACCTTGCTGGAAGATATTGGCTTGCTGCGGGGCAGATTGCCCAAATATATCAGCCGCGCCTTTGTAGCCTGTCGATAACGCATCTTGCGAAGCTGGGAACAACTTAAACAAGTCCGCCCTAGCTTCCGAAGATGCGCGTCGAGTTTCGCCCGCCGCCGTGTCTGATGCGTGCTTACTTGCGGATGCGGCTTTCTTTGACGCATTTCTGCTTGATACCGCACCGACCACTGCTGCGCCTGCAATTGCTGCTCCAACACCCATAACTGAACCCTCTTAATCTATTATTAAAATGAATATGAAAAACGGGTTAAATCGTCTTTCCACATATCCATTACTATGCCTTTTGATTTATCTGTGTAATAACTTTTATAGTCACTATGCTCGGTGCTATTCAGCTTTTGTAAATCACCAATACTGAAAGAAAGCCCGTTGTCGCGAATAAATTTAGTGACGTCATCTTTTAAATTCTCAAATCTACACACGGTAACATTGTCACTACCTTTCATGTAATCACACTGAGTTTTTGCATGAAAAAAGTTAGGGTCATCACTTGCTTTATAAAACCCTTCCACAAACTCATCGAATGAATCCAGAGATATGTCGTACAGTGAACCCAAGTTATACTTTTTAGCAAAGAAGAACATCGACACCATTCTATCAAATGGGTTACGAACTACCGCCAATAAAGGCAATAACGCAACGCAATCACCTAGTAATCCTTTAGCCTCTTGCAACGTGCAATGAGACGGCTCAAATACACTTAAATATTTATCATTGTTTGCGTCTAGGTATTCATTTCTTATGGTATTAGAAGCGCCAAAAAATGAATATATAGACGTGCTGGCATTCTTTGGAATACGTAAAAACGTCATAACCTTCTTCATACTGTTATCGTGAATATAGACATATCGTTCATCTTTCCGTGTTTCTTCCATACGCTAGGAATAACGCCAACCTCTTTAAACCCAAGTGATAACACAAAATATCTCACGTTCTTACAGAATACTGGAACATTTGTGTGAAGTGTTTTACTTGGCATATTCCGGTTACACCATTCTATCACTGCCACGCCAGCTCGCTTACCATGCTTTCTATGTTCTTTTAATATGTGAATATGAATATCATAACATTCGCTGTATATCGGCCTTAACAACAACACGCCAATAAGGATTGTGCCTTCATAAATACCAAGCCAATAATGATTGATAACATCTACTTTTAAATCTTCAATGGTTGCGCCTTCCTCAGTGATTGCGTCGAATATATGTTCATCAGTTAAAATGTCTAGGCATTTTTTGACGTCAAATATTCTTTCCACCATCAAACTAAAATCCAACCATTTGAATCATCACCAGCACCATCGGCGTTATCTCGCTTGATGTAGAGTATTGCGCCAGTTGCCCCCGCATCATCCATATAAACTGACCCTTGCAAAGCTGGAACTGCACCCTCTGGGCTACCCGTTCCTATAATTAAAGACCTTTGTGTTATTGTACTAAAAAACTCCCTACTCTGCACTGTTAAGCTACCATCTGGCTCAACAATGGGTCGGTCAAGGCTAATACTAGAAACTTTAGTTACCACGCTGTCCGCCTTTCACCCTAGCTTCAAGCTTAATGAACTCAGATTCAACGCCGTCTGACATGGTGAACCTAATTAGTGCCTCTCTTGGGAATCGGCCTAGTCTGTTCCAAACTGTACGCGCGTTATACTTACCAACTGCGCCGATACACCGGCTAGTCTCATCGTCAAATCCTTCACCTGTCTTTGATGTTGACATTCTGATTTTCGGCTCAGGTATCTCAAGTGTACCAACACCACCTTTAAATGTAGGCTCAAGCTCGCTTATTGAGATTGCGTTGCCCTGATTGGTAAGAGGTTGGATCACACACGTTCGTAATATCCCGTTACCGTACTCTGTATAAGTGAATGGGCTGATATCACCGATACGCCCATCCCTTGAGTCGCCGCATAGTAGATACCCATCAACAAACGCGACTGAGTTAACACGCCATCTGATTGTCTGTGTAAACCCTTTATCATCCAACACCTGACTGGTTCTTTCGTTCCACTTGCCGGTAACGGTATTGAACTCAAGCGTTAACGTAGGGAATGAAAAGCCGATAAAATACGCGCCATTTTGAGCAAACGCATAACTAAACGCACTCTCGATATCTGAGGCTGAAAAGCCTTGTAGTATCTTATCAATGGTGGTGGTTGACGCCTTCTGTGCTTGGTTGCCTGATAGTATCCATATAGCTGGACTTTCGTTAGTGCCCGCACCAATCCACATAAAGCTGTTATTGGTGCTTACCATGCTAAATGGTGCTGACACGCCTTTATCTATGAAAAAGCCTGTGCGCTGGTACACTGAACCGTTAAACGTAAATTCTTCAATGGTTTCACTACCGCCAATATAAACACGGTTATTGTTGGTATGAATCGCCGTGATGATGTCGGGGTCTGACTCTGCTGAGTAGACGTCTAACGCGCTCCAATTAGTGCCGTCGTTAGCTGATGACCGGATAAACTTCTTAGTATCAGTAGTCACAACAAAGAATGAGCTATTGAATCTGACGTGCTGAGGCGCACCGTTAGCGGTAAAGCTAGGGTCTGTTATTTGCACAAATGGTGTCCCACTTGACTCATCAATAATGTAACCGTTGCCACCTGGAACAAGCACCATCAACTGCTTACCATTATCCGCCATACTGACACGAGAATCACCAGGTATTGCACCAAGTGCAACTGGCGTAAATGATACAACTCCCTCCTCATCAAACGCGATGGTGATGGATACAAGCGTCTCACCGTTTAAAAAGTAAGCAACCCCAGCTTTGACGTGTGAGCCACGGTTAACCTGTTGTATCTCGCCCGTTGTTGTGCGCTGAGTTATTCCCGCGCAGCCCCGTAATGAGACTGGTGATACATCGCCCTGACTCTGACTGACCTGACGATACCAGTTGATACATTCCTGCTCTGATATCTCTAGCGTTTCAGACTCATAAAAGCCGTCTAGTGGTAAGGTTACTCTAGGCATTATCTGGCCTCTATTGTGAAATAGCTGTCCAGTTCTGCAGTAATATCGGCTGTGCTTGTGTCATTAGCAACTTGCAATTTAATGTAGTCGTTTTGGTTAAGCGTTATGTTGTCTGAAAGCGCAAAATAAGCCACGCTACGGCCACCCTGAAGGTTGTTTACAACTCGCCTAATCTCTCCAGCGTCTTCAAATGCGGCTGTCGCTGCTCTGTATATAACAATTTTTAATTCGACCTCATCGTTAGCCGCTGACGATAAAACGAATTGACTGCTAACCTTGTACTCCGCTGGGGATACACCCAGGTTTCTAAGCTGCCCATTCGCTGGTGAGTCAAAGTGTTGCAAATCGGATGCAGTAAACGTACCCGCTAAATCAACAAATACGCTTTGAGTCGTTATTGTTGTCAATACTTCTGTTGATACCTTAGCTTGACCACCTACAAACGTATTGTAAACGCCGATATTACCTGACCATGCTGAAACTAAGGCGCTTGGAGCTATATTTGGGGTTAAGTTAGTATCTGCTGCGTTAAAAACGCCAGCCCTTGTGACTATGGCATCAGTTAACTGTAGCGTTGAAGGGTTAACAAAGTTAGCTTCTGCAAAATCAATTAGTGAAGCACTGGCTGGTAAGTCAACATTCATATTCATTCTAAACCTAGAACTCATTAAGAAGCCTGCTCCTGCAGCAAACAAGCTGTATGCTCCGTCAGCAAGATTTCTGACTATTGACGTATCAATGAAGTAGCCGCCCACCCAAGTTCCCGCAAGGGTTAGCTGTGGCTTACCACCGAAACGACCAGTTCCCACTTCCAAACCTTGTCTGTAGTTGGTTATTGTTCCGAGCGATTCACAATCGTTATAGTTAATGCGGGAGAACTCAAACGCATTAAAGCCTGTTGCACTTGCTATATTGTAAACTTGCGATGTTGCGCCCGTCACTTCAATCGCGTAATCCCTGCCGATGATATTGCCTGACCCACCAACTGGCGAGATAAACATAGTGTAACCCACAACGCTCGACGTTAACTTTGAAGTGTCGAAGTTATACCCTGTTAGGTTTAGGCCACCGGCTGGTACTGTTATTTGCTGCGCTGCCATGTTGATAATGCCGTCAATAAAATACTCTTTTGTACTGTCAAGTGTACCCGACAAGTCACTGGCCTGAGTCACAACAACACGATTAGATAAACCAGTTGCAGGGTCAATGGTGTTTGAAACTGTAATGGCATTATCAGCTTTAATGAGCGATATACCTTGACCAGCTACAAACGAACTAAGAACAGGAACATTAGCGGCTACATCATCAATGATAGCCGTACCTGTAACGTCTTGGGTTACATTCAGCTTGATGTTGATTCCATTCTCTGCTGAGATGGTGGCGGATATGCCCGACCCGCTTTCGATGTTTCTGAAATTGTTAACGCCAGCTTGTGGCTGCTCCAATACTGGCGCACCGAACGTGTTACCAATCTGGTTTAGGTTGGTCAATCCGCTCATGGCATTAAACAAGCCATCATATGAGAAATTCACGTTAGTGTTTGCGCGTAAGCCTGTTACTAAGTCACCCGAGGTGAATGTCACCTGAGTTGATAATTGACTCTCTTTTTTACTCGCCATTGCTGTTACTCTCTAAAAGGATGGAACCGCCGCGCTCTGTCAATAGCTCATCATCTGGGCATGGGTAGAACTTGTCAGTATTAAATGTGTTTTCCTGCTCATTGCCACTGCCAATCGGTAATGTACAAGGGTGGAACGCTGGAAGTACGGCAACTGCTATGCGTCTAATCTCTTGCAAGCCAGCGCGAGCTGACTGCATTAGTTCAGCTGTCAATGGCATATCATAAGTTGCAAGTAACCGCTTTGCTAGGTTGAATATTACGCCTTCAAGCGCACCATCTGGGATAGTTACAAGGTCATCTGGATTAACCACGACAGTATAGCCCAACCCGTTGTATGGCGTTGTTGCCATCATACGGTTTAGGTATCGCTTAGATGTTTGGAAGTCTACGGCTTCAATCGGTTGCTCGGACTGCTGAACAAGAATCTCTTGCAATGCGTCATTGATAACGCTTTTCGCCGTTTCCATTAGTTAGCCTTTTTGATTGGTTTCTTTGTTGCTGGTTTGTTTTTTGTCCAGCCGATAGATAGGGCGTGTTTCAGTGAGTTGTCATTAACCGTTACTTCTGTGCCGTCTTTCTTGTAAAGCTTGTTCATGGTGTCACCTCAATTAATAACCTTAATAGCAGCCCCTCAGTGAAGGGCTACGATAAGACTACTAGTTAAGAGTTACCGAAACCTTTACCAGCGAAGAACGGGTTCATTACGCCGTAAGCTGGACGGAAATCAATACGCACTTTCTGACTGTTCTCAAGGAAGTTAGACCCTTTACTTACACGTAACTGTAAACCATCTTCGGTTGTAGCCACTGTGTCAGTAGAGTGTAATTTCTTGATTGGTACAGACGCACATGTAAATGCTTGTTTGTGCCAGAACAGGTTAGGTTGAATAATCGTACTAGCCGCGCCGCCAAGAGTGATGACATCGCCAGCCGTGATTGCAGAGTCAACAGTATTGTACTGGCCGCTAGCTTCAAAGATTGCTGGACCTGTAACAGTCAAGTTGCCTGCGCCTGAGCCGTTTAGTGTAACCGGTTCAGTTACAGTAGCAGACCAAACGATTGGTGCGCCTGTCTCATCAAGTACAACTTCACGAGTTGACATATTCAAGCGGTAGCGACCAGTGATGGTAACTGTTTCGCCTGCAGC